AAAGGGTAACTTTTTAGTTACCCTTTTTTTGATTCCCATTACTTGAGTAGGAGTGATATTAAACCTACAATTACTATGAAACCGAGCATACACCATTCCTTTATCTCGGTGGTTCTGTTACGACCTAGTATAAGTTTATCAATATAACCAGTGCCGTTTTTTCGTATACTTCTCATAGTACACCTCCTTTATAAACACCATTTTTACTTGGTGTATAGGTATTTAGTACTAATGTTACTAAAATACCACTACATTTAGTAAATTTATTACAAAAAAGTTGTATTCTTGAAAAATATGGTATATAATGACACTCGTATTGACTTTAAACTCATACGTAATACTCAATATACTTTGTTAATGTTATTAAAAAACCCACCGAAAGGTGGGTTTTTTATTTGTCTGTTGAATCCCTTTATAGACCAGCGTCTATATCACCAGTATTCTTTAATCTTATTGGAATATAGATGTATTCAACTGCTTTAACTGGTTCAATTGCGATATCTACGTAAAGTTCACTTCTATCAATTCTTGTAGGAGTGTTATTAGATGTATCACATACTACTAAGTAGTCATATAAACCACGCTTAGCAACTAAATCGTTCATAATTCCTTCGATTTGTCCCTTAAGTTCGTCTCTTGTAATCTTATCATTAGGTTCAAAGATGAATTGTTTAGCAACTGATTCAACTTGTCCTCTAATATAAGCAACTAATCTAGCAACATTGATACGATCCATTGCTGATCCAGACTTAGTTGTCTTATTACCATAGTTAACAAGACCAGTACCAGGAATGAAAGTTAATGGATTAACATTGTTTTCATATAATGTATCTCTAGAACCTTCACGAACCGCAGTTTGTTTAAATTCACCTTCACTATCAATGTAACCAATAGCACTTACATTATCAATATTACCTCTTCTTGTTCCTGCTGGTGCTAACCAAGGATAAGATTGATCATCACTTCTAATAATTGTTCTTAGCATCATATGACTCGCTGGAACAACAATAGTTGTACCTTCTAAGTCAGTAGTTCTACCACTAGGATAGAAAACACCAAGATAATTATCATTGACATTCAACCCATCACCAGTTGAAGTACCAAGACCACCGTTATTTCCAGACCAGTTAATTAGTTCAGAACCACTTTCTTGTAGTCTTAATGGAGTATCACCAACAACAAAAGCAGTATTGTTTCTTTCGTTGTTTAATGCAACCATATTAGTCATAAGTTCTGGATATCCAGGAGTTGCAAGTAAGTTAAATACTCTTTGTTCTTCACGAATATCTGTATTTGTGTCCATTGCTGCTTTGAGAGCACTTACAACAATACTACGTTGTGCAAGTCTACCCATATTAGCAGTACCGTCATCTTTAAGTCCACTGGCATTAACCCAAGCATTCTTTTCTGTTGGTAATGAACCATCAAAATCTAATGAATTGAAGTAATTAAGTTGGAATTGTTTTACTGTGTAACCACTTCTACGAGTGTTCCAAAGTAATGTCCCAGTTGGATATAAAGTATGATCTGGAGCATCTAAATCTAAGTAATCACTTGTAAGTAAAGACTTAATAGTTGGAATATCATCACTGATTGGGTCTACTGAACCACTTCCACCCCATCTAGCATCTGCAAATAGAATACCATTTTCAGTTGTTTGGTCTGCTGTATCAATAGCAACCCACTGATCAACACTATCAACGGCTTGATATCTGTAAATCTTAGGGAAATCTTCCAAATTACTTGTGTCAATCCATAAATCACCGTGTACTAATGCTGACTCATCACTTTGTTGAGTTGGTTCAGTTGCACTTACAATCGGACCATTAGGAGATGTAGCAGACAAGTCATAACCTCTGATATCACTTGCTACATTTTGGTATCCCTTCCATTCACTTCCGTCATTAATCATGATGTCGAACTCATCTACAGCACTAAAGTACCAATATGTACCTTCATCTGGATCTTGTCCTGGTGCAGTAGCACTAGCACTAAAGCCAGTTTCATTCGCAAGAACTTCCCAGTTACTTAGAATTAAGTCACTATCGTTACCTGCTCTTACATTGTCTAGAGTCGTATTAATACCAGCATCTGCTACTGGAGTTCCACTTGTATCTTTAAGAATAATTACACCACCTTGGTTGTGTGTAATTTTAACTGCACCAGTATCAGTAACTGTTGCAACAATATTATCAACACCAGCCGCATTGAAATCACTTACAAAATCTTCTGCTGTTGTGCCTGTCATAGTTACTGTGACAGCATCGCTTAACACATCACTATTTTTAACACTTGCTTGAATTGTAAATTCTTCAGTTGATGTAAATGATGGAGATGTATCATCACCAGTAATACTTACTGCACCCGTTCCACTTCTTACAAATACTTTAATTGTACCAGTGTCATTATCACTTGTATCAAACTGTGCATATGTTGCACCTGCCGCAATTGTTGAACCACCAGCAGATGAATCTAACCCTTTGTTTGCACTCTCATCATCTTCATATACTGGGCACGATTGTGAAACCCATGAAGCAGAAGATGTGTTGTATTTCTTAATAGAAATATTAGTTCCGTTGTTTACTGCAGTAGTCTTAACCCATACTGAACCAGTAGGACGACCTGCATCCCAAGATGAATCATCAGATGATCTCCACGCTGGGTTTTGTGCATGACTACTAAATCTCATTCTCATAGTAGGATATGTACCACCAAGTCCAGCACCAGTATTATCTGTAATTGTGATACTGAAGTCATTTACTGTTCCTGTTCCTGAACCAGCACCAGTTGCAATAAATGTCTCACCTGCTGTATTAGAATTTGCACCTACCGCAGTGAAATCTGTTGTACCCACTGTAGCAATTTCATATTCTCTACCAATAACCAAACTTCCTGCCGCTGTCGTACCGTCAGAAGCATCAGGACCTGCATATAATTCAATCTTGTTACTTCTATTGTATGCTGTTACACCTGTTGTAGATGCCGCCGCATTAATAACACTAACAACATCATCAATGGTTGTACCTGCTGTGTTACCAGTTGTAGTACCGTTAATAACTAAGTTAGCACCACTAACAATTGTTAATGAACTTGAACTAGCACTTGTGATCACTGGCCATGAATCATACCAATCTAAATCTGGAGCACTTGCAGTATTACTGTTGTCACCCAATAGAACCCATACATTGTTTCTATTCTTATAATAAATTGGATTGTTGGCATTTACCGCATTAACTGCATAGTCACCAATACTTCCAATATTTGATTTAGGAGCACCACTTGCTACACCACCTACTAAATCACTTGTTGATGTGATGACTGTTGGTGTTTTGTTTGTAAATGCGTTGTTTGTTTCGTTCCATTCGAAAATACCCCAAGCAGTTTCACTTGTATCTAACCAGTATGTTCCATTATTAGGACTACCTTCTGGTCTTACTGTAGTTGGAGTAAGTTGTGCAAGATCAATATCAGCACGTTGAACATATGCTCTATTACTTACACCTAAAACTGAATATGCTGCTTGTAGACCATACTCATTAAGTTCATAACCATGAATAGGTGTACCACCGGCAGTTTTGTAGAAGAATGGGTTACCAAACGTATTAACCAATTCTCTCTGACTTGTAATTAAATATGTATTTCCTACTGCTGATGCAACAGTACCAGCCGCAGTTCCAGTACCTGCCCCGTTGATTTTGTTTTCAGCAGTTGCTATTAAAATGTATGGAACAGTTGCTCCCGAAGCCGCTGGATACGCACTTTCGTCTACAACACTGATCTCTACACCTGGTGAAACTAATGCCATTCTTTTCTCCTGTTAAAAATTCTTATTAAAATTTGTTAATACTATTTAGTTAATTAATGTCAAAAACACCTATTTAAAAACACCTTTGAAACCTTTGATATAAATAAAAACACTACAATTCGTAGTAAAAACTTATTTTTTTATTTAAAAGGTGCCTTTGATATGTTATTAGAATCAAATTACAAGAATGGAGATACAATTTCTTTAAAACTTTCATCTGGTGAAGAGATGGTAGGTAGATTAGAGAAAGAAGACGAAAATCAAATTAGTATAAAAAAACCAATGGTTATTATTGCTGCTCAACAAGGTCTTGCATTAAGTCCATTTATGTTTAGTGCAACCCCAGATGCAAAGTTTGTCATCAAGCAAAGTAATATTATGTGTGTTACAAAAACAATTGAAGAAATTGGAAAACAATATACTCAGCAAACTACTGGAATAGTTACTTAATGCCAAGATCCAAGCAAGAACAACAAGAAAGACGAATGTGTGATTGTGGACAACGTATGGTTGCCATAAACTATATCAAAGAAGGAGTTACACATTATCGTTCTATTTGTAGTTCTTGTATGAAATCATTAAGAAAAAAGAAAAGAATATCTGGTTATTCACTAAACACAACTTGTGAAAAATGTGGATTCAAACCAAGATATAAAGAACAATTATCAGTCTATGATACGGAAAATAACATACCATCAATGAGATACAAGACAGTATGTTTAAATTGTGAGGAAGAATTAAGACACACCAAGTGGACACAAGGTGATTTAATTGCAGACTTTTAACCTATTTTTGTAATTCCAAGTCTTTTAATAGTATCTTGTAACATCTCTATTTGATTTTGACAATCTTCTAAAGCATGGTGACTATTACCCAACTTTCTGACTGGGTTTAATTTCAACAGAGTTCTACAATCTAGGACATTCCAAAATTGCCAAGGGTGTCTACTTCCAACTTCTTCGTACGCATTTTCAAGAATATTCATATCAAATGCAATCCCTTGTGCCCATACATTATTACACTTTCTCATCAATTTAGATAATTCTGACAATGCTTCACTGAGTGGTACTCTACCTTCTTCATTGAATGCTTCTTCTCTTGCTTCTTTGGGTTGTCTACTCCACCAAATTAATGTGTTTTCATCTTCGTGTCTATTCTTTTGTGAATCTAAATCTACACGAGCATAATAACTATGTTCTGGAGATACATTTACTTTATTGTATGGATCAAACGCTACTGCTGCGATTGTAAGAATCATTGCGTTTGGTTTAGCACTAAGAGTTTCTATGTCTATCATTAAATCCATATTTCTAATTATAAGGATTTAACTTCATAATAAAATTTTGATATTACCTTTTTCTCTTTTTCGGTTTTTTGGGTGCTATTCTTTTATTTAACTGACGAACTACCCTTGAAGTAATATCAGTTTTCATTGTTCTCTTTCTTTTTCTAGCCTGTTTAGTTGCAGTCTTTCTACGAGTGGCTTTCATTCTCATTGCTTGAGATATGTCCAATGCTTTACCACAATCACTAGGATCTGGTACCGTTCTATTTGCTCTAAATCCAGAAGTACATCTCCAAGCAAGTTTGGGACCTTTCTTGGTTCTCTTCCAAACCATTCTATGTTCTTCTATTTTTTCTAATTGGTCATAGTAATCGAATCTCTCATCGATGTGATCCATAGCAATCTTAAAAGCAACATTTACAAATGAAGTGTGTTCCATTTCGTGAAGTGTACCTTGTTTTACAACTTCTTTAACTTCTTCCATAGTTTTATTATATTTTTCACATAATTCTTCTAAAGTAGGAGTTGGATTATCTAAAAGTTCTTCTATATCAATACCTTCATTTAGATGTTTGAATATTTCAATTTGTCTTAATCTTTTCTTTGCTGCTCTCTTTGTATCATATGTTCCTAACTTACGACCTTTTTTAGAAAAGATTGTCCACTTACTTCCATTCTTACGAATAGTTTCTGATAAGTCACTTTCCATTGCTAGACCACTATGAAATGGTGGATTAGTTCCATATTTCTCTGCAACTCTTTCTGCTGCATCCATATATAACTCATTAAAGTCTTCACTGTCATAACCCATTTCTTCGTATCCAAATGAAATCCATACATCACTTGCGACATAATCCCAATTTACATCACCATCAAGGTTCCAATTGTCATCATTACCCAGTGCTTCTATAATTAAACTCATTACAACTGGTAAGTCTGCATCGTAATCCTCATTTATCGTACCAACTGATTTATGATAAAGTCGTTCCATTTCTCCATTACTGTATCCAGTTTCATACTGCCAGTATTGTTTCTTTTCTTCTGGTTTATTCTTATTGAATGGGTTATTATTTTTTTCTTGTCCATATCCGTGTTTAAACCCACTATCATATGCATCAATTTCTTTATTTTCTATGATACTTTCATTAGTTTTTTTGTAGGCTTGTTGTAAGGTACTGATTAAATCACTGAATGCTAATCGGTAGTTTTTTTCTGCGTTACTTAATTTACCTTCATCTTGATATTCACCGGCTCTTACATTTCCTTCTAATCTATCAATCTTATTTGCTAATTGAGATATTTTAGTTAACTTCTTGTCTAATGATTCCGCTTCGTTTTTTTCAATGTTGATTGGAGAATCAAAGTATTTCAAAACAATTCTATTAAGATAATCTAATCTTCTATCATTGAATGAACTACCTTCTCGTTGCATAGCAAGAATTCTAATGATTTCATTTGTATCATTTATATCTTCATTAGTTTTCTTTTTACCGTCACAATGTGCTCTCTGTGAAAAACCTTTAGGATTATTACAGTTGATACTGTCTTTGTATTTTTGACTCCACTTCTCTGACAGAAAATCGTTTAATCGCATTATCCAATTACCCAATAAAGTGGTTGTGATCCATCAACAAACATCTTAAGGTCTTCTAATAGTTGTAATTTTTCTGCCTGTGCTTCTGCTTTTAGTTGTGCACCATTTAGAGGTGTTCCACCCTGTGGACCATTTATCGTGGCAAACTTCTCTCTTGCCTGACCAATAATCTCTTTACAACCAGCATATGTGTACTCTCTAATCCACTGACTTGTTTGATGATCTTGAAGTAAAAATGTTTCTGGTCTTTGGTTGTAAGTCCATAGAAGGATTCTCTCCCCATCTCCTTTAGGATTACGAACCAAAGTTAACTTTTTAGTAACTGGATTGAATGTGTAATTCATATAAGCACCAAACATTCTTGCTGCTTGTTCTACATATTCAGTATACAATTCATATGTTGCTAAACCACCACTATATGTGAAGTTTAGTAAGTAAACATTTAATGTTGCCGAACTAAATGGGTCAAAACTTGTACTAAACGGACCGTTTGTACTTCCCATTGTTCTTCTATAAACTTGTCTTACTTGTGTTATCTCATCGGGAAGTGTGTATTCATTTGTCTCTTCTTGTAATTCTAAAAAGTGATAACTTTCTTCCGTTGCATTTTGTGCTCTTTGTCTATAAGTTCTTAACGCATCTTGATATGCAATCTCGTAATGTGCTGGATCTAATTCTAAATCAATAATCCCTTCACCCAAACGAAGAGCCGCATAGTCAAATATTTCTTGTTTTAATTGTGGAACTGTAGCCATAAGATAATCATTAATATATTATCTTATATTTATCTTCAGAATTTATATACAGAACTATCGCCCATACCCATTTTGACGAAATCACCCGACTGAAGTTGTTTGACTTCAGCAATATCATCTTCATCATAACCATTGTTCTCGTTGAAAAACTTATCAAAATCACGAGAGGAAACTATTTGAAAACCTTCTTTATATCCACTTCCAGACCATAGAACCATATATGTATCCGATGGAACTGGAACTAAATTTCCAATTAGTTTAGTTTCTAATAACTCAATGTGTTTTCTAATTTCTGAAGAATTCATACTACTGAAAAAATAATAATTTCCAGTATTTATGTTTTTATACAGATACGGTTAGTTCATGTTTACTTAAATAAACAATGATTTCTTTGGTATCCATTGCCTTGTTCATCATTCCTTCAGTAAGTGGAACGAATTCAGCAAAATCATCTGGTGAAATAGCATATGTCCTATTCCAGAGTTGGTCATCCTCATCGTCAATCTGAGGATCAAATCCGTTAGCATATACTACTCTATTGTATCTAACATCGGTTGGTGACATTAAGTATATACCATCATCTTTCACTAACCATAAACCATAATCTTGAGTTTCGTCCGTAGTATATGGGATTCTTCTCTTGTTATTTTTCATATGATTCAATAACTTATCCAAGCAATCGTCTTTGAAAGTAAGTCTATAAGTTTCCATCTTATCCCCCTAGATTAAAACTGAAAATCGTGAACTCTTACATGTCCTTTTAACACACCAATTAGTGTTGGTTGTTCAAACTCATAATCATCAATCTCAACACCATACAAGTTAGCAACACCAACACGTGGTTGACTGTATTTTGACTGTAAAATTTCATTCCACAATTCCAACACATTTGGTTTATTACCATCTGGACTTATGTGTTTAAGTTTAAGTTGATCATTGTCATTAATTAAAAGTGTTAGTTTCATAACATACTCCTTTTTTGTTCTTGTTATGAACATTATACTACTAAAAATGCAAATGTGTATATTTTTTCCAAAACTTAGATATTAATTCTTCATTAAAGTCGTCAAACCCCAAATCTTGATACAACTTTTTCATACTAATAATAAAACTTTCTTCATCAAATATAGAATTATCAATATTGAACTTATTTTTTTTATTCTTTATTTTGTCCATCTTGTAGAATTCCTTCATTTCATCAATAATAAACGAAGGGTATTCATTCTTCAAATCATCTACAGCATATATATGGTTTTCAAATACATCCCAATCTGGCCAATCACTACCTTTTAAAATATCATATTTTGTTCTACAATAATCGTCTCCATTGATGTCGGTTAAAGACCCACCCTTTAAACCAATTGCAATATTTTGAAATTTCTCAAAATTAATCAAATATACTAATTCTGAATTTTTCCAAATATTTAATAAATTTTTCGTTTCATATATATTGTGTGATGTCATAAAAAATTTAAGGCCACTATCCAATAATTTCTGTAAATTCTTATCTTCATGTTGTATATTAACACCTTCTCTCCACCAGTTTCCAAACCCAAGATAAGGTTCACCCAGTTCATAACATTCAACCCAATTCATCATTTGATTTTTTTCTGGTAGTGAGGTAGAGATTAAATCAAACCTATATTCATAATCATCGGGATTATCTATGATGTGGTCTAACGAATCATAATCTAACAGAGAGGTATATTTTGACAAAGTTAGACAATTTATAATAAATTTTCCACCTGCAAATCGTTGGTAATTTATTATTACAGAGTTAGGTGAGTTGAACACTAAAAAACTTTCAATATAACTATGTTTTCGTTAAATCTACCAGTAAGTTTAGTATCTACTGCTTTTATGTCTTGAATGAATTTACGACTATTTGGTTTACTTGATTTCATAAACTCTTTTAATTGTTCTTTTGGTTTTCTTAGAGTTTTCATAAACGATTCATCTGCACTAAATCCAATAATAGTCGTACCTTTTACACTCAGTCCACCACTGTACTGATCTGCTTTGTAGTAATGTAGTTTTCTCTTACTTGTATCATAAACAAACATTTCTTGTGCTTCATGTATTTTTGTTGGTGAAACACTCTTCAATTCTAAATCATTGAACTCTTTGAGATATTTTAGTTTTTCAACGAGTTTAGTTACTGGAACTGGTTTCTTTTTAGGTTTTGCTCTATTTGATTGTTTGTAGGTTTTATAACTATTTAAATCTTTTATTACTAAGTCACAGAACTTAATTAAATTTTTGATTTGAATCTTCCCAAAATTACTATATGCTTCTAACAAATCTTTATCTTCTGTCTTGAGTATTTCTTCGAATTCGTTTTTATGTGCTTCCCAACCTTCAATTAATATTTTTATATGTTGAGGTAGTACAGAAGACTCCATCAATACAGTTATGGGTTTTATTTTATGAGAAGTGGGTACACCGAGTTTTATATATTCATCTAATAGTCCTTCAAGTTCTCCACCCAATTCCAATGCTCTCTCTTTCATTATTTCTTGAACATTTGGTCTAGATGTTTTGGTTTCGGTCTTCTCTTCCTGTATTCCTTTTGCTATTTGTACTAGTTCATCAATATGATTGTCTATTTTCTTTACTTCGTGATCTTCTAATTCTAATCCATTGTGGTTCATCTGAACTAACCAACCAATAGACTTCGTTACATCATAATCTTTTACTTTCTTAACAAGTGTAGCAATATCTTTCTTACCTTGTTTTACAAGATACTGACATATAAATTGTTTTGCTTCTTTATAACCGTTGTAATAGTTATACCAATTTAAAGCCTGACCGATAGCCAATGACCTATTATCGACATCAATCCAAGTAGGTTCTAAACCCATTCCTTTTTGATCAATTGTTTTTGCTCTTGCCATATATAAAATATTTTAGTATCTTTTTAAACTATAGTTATACAACTTTCAATTTTTTTTAAATTTAATTAGTCGGTTTTGGGATTTTAGTAAAAATTCTTGACAATTTAGAAGATAAATACAAGATATGAAAATTCAATTCACAAGAAGATGCCACGATTAAGTAATTACAAACCTTACAAAGGAAACGATTATAGATTCATAGATAGAACCGTTGCCGAAACATTTACAGTTGGTGGTATCGATATTTATGTTCACAAATATTTAGGACCATCAGAAACTGGAGACAATACAAAAGACTCTTCTGATGATGGCTATGATGCAACACAACCAGGTACAACAGATACCGATGTTCTTTTTATTGAGGATGTCTTACTATTAGAAAACAGAGATAGAAAGTATGATGAAGATGTTTACATCCAAAGAGGTGTATTCAATGTTCAAGATATAGATTTTGATTTAAGTCAGTTTGGTTTATTCCTTCAACAAGATACATTGTTTGTAGTATTCCATTACAACACTATGATTGATACATTTGGAAGAAAGTTAATGAATGGTGATGTCATCGAGGTACCAAACTTAAGAGACTACCACCCTCTCGACACTTCATTACAAACTCCGTTACCTAAATTATATGTGATACAAGATGCAAGTTATGCAAGTGAAGGTTTCTCACCAACTTGGTATCCACATCTTTGGAGAGTTAAAGCAGTTCCATTAGTGGGAAGTCAAGAGTACAAATCTGTTTTAGATTTATATGCTGACAAGTCACAAAGAGATAGTACAACAGAATGGTTCACATCAGATTCTACAATTACAGTAGATAGTGATGTATACACAGCAGATAGTACAGATTCACTAAATCAAGACTTTACAGTTGCTGGTGCTGTTCCTAGTGCAGATGATCAATTTAGTGGAACATTAACTGATATCCTCAGTACACATAATCGTAACCAAGAGATAAATGAAAAAATTGTTGCTCAAGCAGTAGCAGAACTCCCATCGAGTGGATATGATGTAAGTAAATTTTATATAGAACCAGTGGGGGCAGATAAAATTCCAGATGATCCAGAGGGTGTCAAAGCAGATAACACAAGTTTTACAGCCGATATGGATGGTGTAACAGTAGATAAAACAAATGTAACACCAGAGGCAAATGGTTGGTTAGCAGGATATTTAACTGGTAATAACTTACCACCTAATGGTTTACCAGTGACACCTGGAACTACATTCCCATTGAATCCTTTAATAGGAGATTATGCATTGAGATTAGATTATTTTCCAAATAGATTGTTTAGATTTGATGGAACTCGTTGGGTCAAAGTTGAAGATAATGTTAGAACCAATTTAACACCTGGTGAAACAGATAACAATACACAACGTAATAAATTTATTACTGACTCAGATACGATAACTACAAAAGATAGAGGAAACATACCAACTCTACAAGGATTAAGTGATTTATTAAAACCATCAGCAGACAACTAAGATGCCAGTACAATTTCATTACGATGCTCAGATAAGAAGATTTTTGCTACAATTTACTAGATTGTTTAGTAACTATCAAGTCGAGTATGGAAAGGACTCTGATGGAAATATAACTTACCTAACTGTTCCAATTCGTTATGGTGATTCATCAAGACAAGTAGCAAATATTATTCAAAATAATTCACAGAGTAGTATTTTGAATGTCCCAATGATGACATTCTATGTTACTGGTTTGGAATATGCCAGAGATAGAGTCCAAGAACCACATTTTGTTGGTAAAGTTCAAGTTAAACAAAGAGAATATAACCCAAGTACAGAAACATACGAAACAACACAAGGTAATGCATTTACTGTGGAAAGACATATGCCTTCCCCATACAATTTGACAATCAGATTAGATATATGGACAAGTAACACAAATCAGAAATTACAATTAACTGAACAGATATTACCTTTATTCAATCCAAGTCTTGAAATACAAAGTACAGACAATTATTTAGATTGGACTAGTTTAACTGTAGTTGAACTCAATAATGTTCAGTGGAGTAGTAGAACCGTACCAGTTGGAACTGATGATCCAATTGATGTGGCATCACTGGATTTCACAATACCAATTTGGGTTAGTCTACCTGCTAAAGTAACTAAGATGGGTGTAATACATAAAGTAATCAGTAGTGTATTCGATGTAGATGATTTAGACAATTTCGATCCATTAAACAGTGATGATTTATTATTAGGCACAAGAGCAAAGATTACACCACAGGGATATCAATTATTACTAATAGGTAACCAATTACAAATTCTTAAATCGAATGATACAGAAGATGTAAAAAATAATTCATTCGATCCACTATCTACACAAGTTAGTAATGTAAGTTGGAAAGCGGTAGTTGACCAATATGGGGTACTCGAAGGTGGTATCAGTCAAATGAGATTGAACAACGATGTCACGGGCACAGAAATCGTAGGAACTATTGCATATCATCCTACTGATGATAACATTTTATTGTTTAGTGTAGATTCTGACACAACTCCACAAAACACATTAGAAGCGGTAAATGCTGTTGTCAATCCTTTGAATAGTGGACCAGATGTTCTTACTGGTAAAACAACATTTCCTGCAGCAAAGAATGGTCAAAGATATCTTTTCACCGAATCAACTGGAAACACAAACAATTCATCTAGTGCAGTTGTGCAAGCATGGAAGGGTAAAGATGATTCACAACTAATTGCCAATAAAAATGATATCGTTGAGTACAATGGTATGTATTGGGAAGTCGTGTTTGATGCAAGTAGTTCTTCAAGTATTGAATATGTAAGTAACTTAACTACCCAACTTCAATATAAATGGGATGGTACACAGTGGTTAAGATCAGTCGAAGGGTTATATCCTAGTGGAGAATGGTCATTGGTACTATAACAGAAGCCGTCGGAATTTGGTTCTTCTCAAATAAAACAAAAAGATATCTATATCTACTAAGAAACGATCCAAAGAATCCAGAAAAATGGGGATTACCTGGTGGTAAACAAGAAAAAGATGAAACCCTGTTAGAAACTATTAATCGTGAATGTATCGAAGAAATTGGAAGTTTTCCAGAATATATAAAATTAGTTCCAATTGAAAAATTTACCACACAGAATGGTAAATTTATATATCACACATTTTTTTGTTTAGTCGAAGACGAGTTTATCCCAGTATTAAATAATGAACATACTGGATATTGTTGGATTGACAACGGAATTATCCCAAAACCATTACACCCAGGACTATGGGCGACATTAAAAATAGATGAAGTTTACGAAAAAATAGATAAGATAGAAAAGTTGTATACCTAGGCCTTCGGTGCCACTCTATGTATTTTTGTTCCAATGTCACAATAACTGATATACTCTCTGGTATCCATCGGTTTTAAGTTAAGTAAGTATTTCCATTTTTCAGGCATTTCGCCTTGTGAAGTCACATGATAAAATTGCACAGTTGGATATGCTTTCATGACTGCGTACACACTGTCAATTAACTTAGGGTAATGTTTTCCTGTTCTGTCATATTGATCGTATCCAAATAAAAACACTTCTTCGTGTCCATCAAAACACGCTATCCATACCGCAGTTGCATGCGGACTTGTTCTCGTACCTTGCGGTATCAAATAAAAGTGTCCTTCGTAATCTAAACAATTACGTACATTACTGTAAACAATATTGTTTTCGTCGTACTTCTTTTCAATTATATCTTCCAACAACACTTTGTCTAAACATACTAAAAAATCACAATTAATATAATTGTAGATATCATTAACACCGTAACATTGCATAGACATAGATGCTAACAATCCACCTTGGTGTGCTTCTAAATGATGTATGGGAAATCCATCAATAGATGGACCATTTGCTAGACAAGTCGCTCTGTTTGAATCGTGTGTGTTTGTGATGGGATTTTCAACCCATTCTCTTTGTTGCTCTTTTTTACCGTCTTTGATTGTTACACCAGTG